CAATCTACATCTTTACATGGTTCAAATGCGGCTTTTGAATATTTTCTAATTTTGCTTTTGTATTTTTTAGCACAAGGTAGTTCACGTTCTGCTACAGCGCCAAAAGCACATTCTTCAGGGAAGTCTTTAAAAATATTTGGAGCAGTAGGTCTAATATAAATGTCACTATCAATAATTGCTATTTGATCGTATTTGTTAATATGTAAGAACGCAGTTTCTTTTTCAAATATAGGTAAGTATCCTAATCTTTCAACTGCTTCTTTACTACGACCTGTGCGTTCTAAATCGGGTCTAATTTTTAGTACAGGTTCCGTTTGTACAATATGTTCAATACCATATTTTTTACAGTATTCGGCTGTGCTTTTAATACAATGTTTATATAAGTTACTTTGCGCACCAACAGCGACTTGGTATATCATACGCTTCATGATAAATCCTTTGTAAAACTAACTTCTGTTTTATATGTTACTTTATTGTACTTATCAAATTTCATATCCACAATTCCATCACACAGCATCCAGTCTGCTGGCATTGCTCCGTTAGCATGTACCCAGTCTAATATTTTTTTAGCGCCTGTAGGTGTAATACGATAAGCCCTAGCACCTTCAAACCAGTTGCCAGGTGGTATAGGTTTTGCTTTGTTAAAACCTTCAAACTTGTACACATCACAATCTACATATTCGCCTATAGGTTTTTTAAAAACAACATCATGTTCAAATATACATATAGGTTCATTTGTGGTGTGGCATTTTTGCCACAGTAAGTATTGGCTTAAGAAACAACCTTGTGTACCAGGACGGGCAAGCAATCGTTGTGCTTTTTTATGTGGATATACTTTTAAGTTATAATCAATAAGACCTTGTTTCATCCCATTGATGCCTTCAAATAGTTCTAGGTTCCAGCCTTGTTTAGTTCCTGTTTCTAACGCACGACTAGCCATACTAACACTATCAGGATAAGTTGGTAGATAGATTATGTATCCATTCACGTATCTGTATTCCTTATTTCTACTACAACTTTATCGTACCAATGTTGTGGTAGCCATCTTAATTGTGCTTGTTTAAACTTTAGTCCGTCTTTTTTATTACCCTTGCCAGTACTAAAAATATTATGTTTTTTAATACCCCAAGAATTCCATTCATACGGTATCTCTCCGTATGTGTTGCCTAAGTTTTTCCAATCTTTCATTACTTGCCTAAGTACATGTTGATCAATAAACCAATAACAGCCTTTTTCAAACCCTTTATGTAACTGTCTAGCAAATAGTTTACGCCATTCTAATCCTTTATGTCCTAATCCTGGACTTAATGCACTAGCAATAAAAATTTCAGGTTCTTTTGGCTTAGGCATAATGCTAACCTCAGAAGTAATTTCAGCAAAATCTTTTAAATGAAATCCTGTACGTAGTATACTATCACAATCAATTTGTAATATTCGTTGTTGTGGATTTGTAAAAATTTCTGCCATACGTATAAACCTTACACTGGCCAAATATGTGCGTCTAGCAATGTAATCTAAATCGCCTGTTTTAAAAATGTTTATACCTTCGTCCATCATATGTTTATTTTTTGGCAAATCTACGTAGAACTGTTTGTCTACATCTTCGTAGGTATATGTAAACTTGAATTGTTCATTCAACCTTTTTAAAATAGTATGATCAATATTACCTTCGTTAATAATATGACAGTGTACATGTATCCATCCTACTGTCCTATTAATACTTTGCTGTAAGGCATATCCGTGTCTATCAAAATAATCGTAATCACAACTAAAGTAAATTACATTCTCTGCTTCTCGCGGACACATAAGTCCTTTTAATTCTGGAAGTTTACGCATCTGGTGCCATACCAGGTCGATATGCTAGTACAGCATTTTTTTCGCCACGTCCTATTTTACGTACCATCCTATATCCATAAGGCATTAATACATCTCTAATGCTATCTCTATTATATCCGTATCTTGCTGGATGTTCTTTGCGTTCATAAAGTATTGTTGGTTGACATCTTTTAATAGTTTCAATTGCTCCTAATGCTACTAGAGGTTCGTATCCTTCAGCATCAATTTTAATAAAATCAACATCTTGTAAATTATAAAAATCTAAAGGCATAACAGGAAGTTTACCTTTATTTTGATTTTGTGTTCCGGGCTTAATGTGTGTACTAAAACTTTTATTAGTGGTAACCAGATCAACATTCTCTTCTATTTCGCCTATACCTACAGGATATGTTGTTACATTATTACATCTATCTTTTAGGTTATGTACCATACACTCGTAAATAGGAGGATTAATTTCAAAAGCATGTACATGATCAAAAGACTTAGCCATTTGAAATGCTGTAAGTCCTACGTGTGCTCCAATGTCAACTGCTACTCTTATTCTACTACAATGACTCATAGCAACCATAAGTTCTGAATGTTGGTAATCTTCAATATTACCGTTACCTTGTTTCTTGGCACTTTTTAAACACATATCCATTTGTGTTGTACGCCATCCGTCTATTTCTTTATACATTGTCTACCTGATATTCAAACGTACAGTGCCAAGCAGTACCGTCACTAAATTCGTCTCTATCAAACTGACTCCAAGCAATATGTTCTAACATAGGAGTTCTATCAAAGTTTTCTTGATCTTGCCAATGTTGAACAGCACTTTGTCCAAGTACTTTAATAGGTTTGCCTAAACACAATGCTTCTACAACAGCCATACTATGGTATGTTATAACTTTCTTTGCGTTAGTCATTAGTGGTAATACTTCTTGGAAACGCTGTCTACGTTTCCCTTCTTTTTCTCTTATAATTAACCGTTCTGGAAGACTGTCATAATGTCTTATAGTATCGGTGCGCCATGTGTTATAATCTTGTCCTAAGTATTTAAAGATGTTACTGTTGTTAGGCATTACTAACAGGTTATAATCACCTTTGGTATTCCAGTCTTTATTCCAAACATTATCATCAAGTTTTAGCATATTGATTCTACTACTCGATACATCTTTTACTTTAGTATTTTGTAATGAATTATAACTTATTCTATAATAGAAAGGCGTCTTATGACGCATGTTACCTAAATATCCATTATCAATATGAAAAAAATTAATATTAGGATTTTTAATAGCATCAAATACCCAATTATCAAAAGGATGACTAAATGCTAAGAATCGATCAGGCTCAATTTCATCTTGCGATTCAATAGTAATAGTATCGCAATTTTCATATAGATATGAAAAAACTTGACCTCGTAATTCTTTTGATCTTTTTGGGATTTGAAACTTATACTGATGCATCTTCCATACCTGCGACTCTTAACTTGACAACATTAGTTATCTGCCATTGTTTTTGATCAAGTCCTTTCAAGAGACCTAACCATTTGTTACGCAGGAGGGCAAATTCGTTAATAATTTTTTCGTAGTCTACTACGTCAGCTTCACCGTCGACATATTTCTCAACATCACGACTAGATAAAGCTCGTTGATAAGTTTCTAAATATTTTTTGAAAAATGAGCTACGCAACCTACGTAGCTCAATATTCAAGTAATTAAGTATAGCTTCAATTTCTTGTAGCTGATTAAAACGCTGTTCAACGATACCGGGCATCTCTGCCGCGGCACGTTCAACATTGCCTTTTAATTTTACTTCATTTCGAGCATCAATTAACTCTGATTCAAAGTATGCAATTGCGTCTGGGATCTTGTTTATATTTCTCGATACTTCTGAGTAATATCCCATTTATTCGTCCCATTCGTCTTGTTCGTCTGCATGAACATCTTCTTCGTCTAAATCAAGATAATATGTAATTGCGGCATCTAAAATATCACAAGTTCCCATAGCATCTCTAAAATGAGTATCGTCAGCACCATAATCAGCACATGTATCAACAAATCTCTCTGCTGTAGCTTCTATAGTTTTCTTATCAATACTGTCTTTAAACGTATTCCACATATCAGCAATTAATCCTGCTTCCATATTTTTCTACTCCTGTTCGGTAAGTTCTTTTTCAGCAACAATCGGCTCTTCAATTGCTACATCATCCTCGGTATTTACCTCCGGAGTAGTTTGAGCTTCATATTCTGACATAATTAAATTCATCTTTTCTGGTGTCATCCATGCTTTACGATAGTCAAGATGTTCTTCACCATTAAGATCAACATATTTAAGTCTATTGCCTTGTTTAACAAGTAAGTCTTTCTTTTCAAACAATTCAATAAGTCCGCTATAAGGATTCATGCCTGTTTCATATGGAATCTTAACTTGTACGCCTTCAAACGGTTTTGCGTAACGAGTTTTCATTACTTTACAACCTGCTCTAATACCACGTACTTCGCTAATCTTATTACCTGCTTCATCTTCTTTAAGTTTCATCTTTTTCATTGCTACTACAATTGAAGATGCGTAGATAAAGCCTTGGCCACCACTGATCTTGTCATCTGGGTCAAACATATCTTGTGATGCGTATGTATGGTTAGTACATACTAGTCCTACGTTGTAACTACCAATCATGTTAACAGTATTTCTAACAAGTGATGTTAGTGCTTTAGGCTTACGACCCATATCACCCTTCATATCACCCTTGTTAAACTGATCAACATCAGTTGGCGTTAATAGCATACCTAATGAGTCAACTACAAACAATACCTTAGGACGATCTTCCTCGTTCATTGCTTTATAGTCAGCCATAAATGTACTAATAGTTTTTGCTACATCATCAATCATTGACATATTA